GGTCAATGATGATGATAATGTCCGATTTGCCGGATTGTCCGTGGTTGATTCTGGCTCTGCTTCACCCGCAACCGCCTCTATCTTCTGGGATAGTCTTCAACACCGCTTTATTTATGAAAACTTAAGTGGTAGTAGTTACAATTCTGCAATCTTGATGGCAGGTCCAAAGAATACTGGATCACTCGGTGATGAAGTAGGACTGACCACAGGATATATTCCATATGCAACGGGTGGGGACCATATTGACAATTCCGTAATGTTCCAAAATGGTAGTAATATAGGTATCGGCTCTACAGTTCCAGAAACCAAGTTAGATGTTGCTGGTATAGTTCGTTCATTACATAGCACTGATGTCGGAACAATTTATTTGGGCAAAACAACAGGAACGGGTTATGTTGCTGCAGCAATAGTTGCTAACACATCAACTATCTACAATCCTTTAGGTAGATTATCATTCAGATTACCAACTCACGGTGCTAATACTGATTATGGTTTAACTGAACAGGCATTTTTTGAAGGAACTGGACCGGATTCTAAGGGTGCAATTAAATTTGTATTACTACCAAATGGTGGCAACGTTGGTATCGGTATAACAAATCCTGGCTATCTTTTACATATATCCGGTTCTGGGGATGTGCAACAACGAATAGGTTCTTCTGGAACTGATGCGGGATTAAGTTTAATTAGTAATAATGGTGGTAGACAGTATGTATTATATTCTGGTGGAACGAGTAGTGGAATTGGGGTAGGCAATTTTGCAATTTATGATGCTACCGCAGGTGTTGCACGATTAACTATTAGTGGGTCAGGTAATATTGGTATCGGGACGGCAAGTCCATCTCAAGCACTACACGTTTATCGAAGCGGTGCAGACGCCCAAGTGTTGATTGAAAGCACCGTCAATTACGCGACGACGGCATATAAGAACTCGGCATTTACATCATATGTTGGTGTTGATGCTACAGGAATGTACCTTGACAGTGGCACTAGCGCACCACTTCGATTGCTAACGGCTGGTTCACAACGTGTTCACATTTCTTCAACTGGGAACGTTGGTATTGGTGCAGAAAGTTATGGAAAAAAGTTTGAGGTGCGCGGTGCGGCATTAAGCGCCGACCAAGTTGTCAAGTTGTATGCTCTTGAACCAAGTATAAGTTTTGGCTTTTTTGGCAGTGGTGCAACTCCCGTTACAGCGGAGTTGGCGCGTGTTGAGGCAATTGACGTATCTGGAAACAAAGGTGCATTGCTTTTCTATACGCAGGGTGGAAGTGCAACCGCTGCCGCCACCGAACGCGCACGGATTGATGCTAATGGTAACCTCGGCCTCGGGGTGACGCCGAGTGCGTGGAACAGCGTGTATCGGTCAATGCAACTCGGCAAAGGCGCGTCGATTTCAGGACGAAGCGATGATAATTCGTGGGTCGAGTTGCTCTCAAACGCATATCGCGCTTCAAGTGGTAATTGGACTTACCTGAACAACGATTACGCTACCGCCTACCGCATGAGCGTGGGTCAGCATCAATTCTACACCGCCGCCTCTGGCTCCGCCGGAAACACCATCACATTCACGCAAGCGATGACGCTTGATGCAAATGCGCGATTGGGCGTCAATACTGGAAACACTTCTCTTAGTTACAGGTTTACTGCGGCAGGTACACAAAACAACAACGATATTGTCAGCTATAATACGACCACAGGAGCAATGGCGTATTTGAGTATTAACGATTCGTATGCTCAAGTTGGAACACAAAGTAGCTATTCACTTGCGTTTATTACCAGCAACCTTGTACGCGCTAGTATCAATGCAGATGGTCGAATGAGCATTGGTAGCAGCTCTACTATCAGTGACGTTCATCTTGTAAACATTCAAGGGTCATCCGCCACTCATAATGTCGGTATCATTTTAAATAAAACAAACGCCACCGCACAAATTTGGGGAATAACCAATTCCGGTCCTTTAACCGTATACAACTATACATTATCAAGTGAAGCATTACGAATTACGGCAGCAAACAATGTAGGTATCGGCACAACAAATCCAGCAAATCGTTTACATGTTATTGGTGCAAACACAGCAGCACGTGGACAATTAACCGTAGTAGGTGATAGTGCCGATGCACGTATTTCGTTATATCGTGACTCAACATTTCATATGGGTATTTCGGCGGGTAGCAGTGATTCATACATTGGAACGGAAAGTAACACACCGTTTAGGTTGTTGACTAACGGATCTGAAAAAGTTCGAATTGCGGCGGCAGGTAACGTAGGTATTGGAATAACTACTCCATCAATGAAATTATCACTTGGTAGTGATGTGGGTCGTAAATTTATGGTGTATGATGATGGGGGTGGAGCAAATGAAATTGGCGGAGGTATGGGTGTAGACCTAGGTGGGTTCTCTGCAGAAACATCAATTTTCTTTGGTAATTATGGTGGTAATGGTCGTTTATCAATTGGAGCATGGACATCTTCACAAACCTATAGCACAAAAATTACAGTTTTGGCAAATGGTAACGTTGGTATCAGCACGACAAATCCTGAACAATTATTGCATGTATATACAACTACAGCAAATGATAGTGGTGGACACATCAAATATGAAAACGCTAATACAGGTACAGGTGCAGCAACCAATGCACAAATAATTGGTAAATCCAAATACGGTACCTTACAATATATGGTATGGGAAAATTATGGTGCTCGTATAGGTATGCGCAGCACTGCTAATAGTGGTGCAGGCGACCTTTATTTTACAGCAGGAACAGATTCCGCTGTAGTAATAATGAAAGCTGGCGGTAGCGTCGGTATCGGCACAACAAATCCATCTACATTTAAATTACAAGTTAACGGCGCAGTAGGACCAAACGCAGATAACAGCTACGATTTAGGATCATCGTCACTTCGTTGGGCAAACATTTATACCGCCGACTTACAATTATCTAATGAAGGAGCACAAAACGATATTGATGGTACGTGGGGTAAATGGACTATTCAAGAAGGAGAACATAATTTATTCTTGATTAATAGACGAACGAATAAAAAGTATAAGTTTACACTAGAGGAAATACAATAATATGTCAATATATCAAAGAACTGTATCTGATAGTACCACAATTAATGCCATAACTACCACCCATATGATGGTACATTTAGGAGAATTTACACTCCGAGATGGGAACCAATATCTACATTTAAAAACAGATATTACAACGGATATGATGATGTTTTTTTATGCATGGGGGTATTTGTATAATAGTGCGAGTTTGATTGGTTGGGGAGCGTCATATACGTACTCCGGTACTTTAATTAATACTAATCTATATAATGTAGGAAGTACGACATTTCATGGAATATACCGAACATCTGCTTCTCCATATAACGTATGTTTACGATTTAACCGAAATGGTACAGGATATTCTGAAGGTAGAATCAATGTATTTTTTGCCACTCATGGTTTAGGTTCTAGACCTACCGTGGTGGCATTTTCAGAAAATAATAATTCAGGTAATTATTACTAATAGGACAATATATGGAAAATTTTATAGAAATACTTAAAGAAGATGGGTCAATTGATTATATACATAAAGATTATGACCAAATCATGGCGGAAGCTATGAATAGACCTAACCATCCCATTCCAGCGGATTTAGCCACATTAACTGACGAAGAAATTCAAGAACTGGTTCGTCAAGATAACAAACGATTATTACGTACACAACGGAATGAATTATTAACTAAATGTGATTGGACACAGGGTGCAGATTCACCATTAACACCAGAAAAAAAGGCAGAATGGGCAACATATCGTCAACAACTACGAGATTTACTTGATACCTATGATTATACGAACGTAGTTTGGCCGACTCCTCCGTAATAATAACACTTTTTTAGAACATTTATGGCAATAAAAGTTTTTGGTCAATATGATGAAGTTCTTCCTGGTAAGGGAAGTGAGTGGTATAATGCTATTTTAGCGGTGAAAACTACCCATCCAAAACCAGAATAATATATCTAAATGGGGAGAGATTCCCTATTTATAATATATCCACCTTTTGATATGGGTACTTATGTCTGGTAATACACGTATACCTGGTAATATAATTCGTAGTGGTAGTATCCCCACAACCGCATTAGGTGGTGGGGTGGTTTCCAGTTCCGCACAAACTCTCGCCCACCTTGACGGGCAAGTGGTCAAAACGGGTGTCATTAGTGCTTCTGGACACATTGTTCCAACTGCAAACGAAGTATATGACTTAGGCAGTGCAACTAATCAATTCCGTGATTTATACCTTTCGGGGTCCACCATTTATCTTGGGGGACTAAAAATCAGTGAACGAAATGGGGCACTCTCGGTCAAGAAAACTGTTCGGGTCAATGATGCAATTGAACCAGATCCTACTGATGCTGATACTCCACTTAGTGGCGTATTCTCTGGGTCGTTCTCTGGTAGTGGGACAAACTTAGTTGGGGTCGTATATAATCATCTTAGTTCGGTTCCCCAAAACATTGTTTCACATTCCGCTCAAGTCAAAGCATTTTTACCAGAAGGTTCAGTATCGCATTCTGCTCAAGTGGTGTACGGACAACTTTCAAACGTTCCCGCTAATATCGTTTCACACTCCGCACAGGTACGAGAGTTCTTACCAACAGGAACGGTATCGCATTCTGCTCAAGTGGTATACGGTCAACTCTCGAATATTCCAAGTAATATCGTCTCGCATTCAAATCAAGTAGTAGAGTTTCTCCCAGTAGGCACCGTATCACATTCTGCACAAGTTGTATATGGTCAACTTTCAAACATCCCAGAAAACATTGTTTCACATTCAAGCCAAGTAGTAGAGTTCCTCCCCACAGGAACGGTATCACATTCTGCGCAAGTTCAATTAAACACGGTATCGGGAACCACCTTCGCTGAAGCAGATTATACCTTCCCACAAAACTTAACCGTTGGTGGACGCATTACGGCAGAAGAATTCCACACGGAATATGTGTCCTCATCGGTTATCTATCGTTCAGGGTCCACTAAGTTCGGTGATAGTGCAGAGGATACACATCAATTCACGGGGTCAGTTTTACTATCCACCGTTGCTATCGGAACATTAGAAAATAATATTCTTGTGTTGGGAATGGACGGCTCAGTAAAAAAGCGGTCAGACTTATCATTGACGGGACCACAAGGAGCTCAAGGTACACAAGGTAACCAAGGACCAACCGGACCACAAGGCAACCAAGGTCCAACAGGCGCTCAAGGCAACCAAGGTAATCAAGGTCCAACTGGCCCGCAAGGTAACCAAGGCAATCAAGGACCAACCGGACCACAAGGTAGTCAAGGACCAACTGGCCCGCAAGGTAACCAAGGCAACCAAGGTCCAACTGGCCCGCAAGGCAATCAAGGTCCAACAGGTCAACAAGGAAATACTGGCGCACAAGGTAATCAAGGACCAACTGGACCACAAGGAACTACTGGCGCTCAAGGTTCTACTGGAGCAACGGGTCCAACCGGCCCGCAAGGCACCACTGGCGCCCAAGGTTCTACGGGAGCAACAGGTGGTACTGGACCAACTGGACCACAAGGTGTTGCTGGCTCAACTGGTCCAACTGGTCCTACGGGTTCTACTGGACCGCAGGGAGTAGCAGGACCAACGGGCCCAACTGGAGCAACTGGACCTACAGGACCTACTGGACCTACGGGGCCGGGAACAAACTTTGCATCTGATACGAATAGTTCTCAATTATACATTAGAAATAGTAGTCCGACGATTTATCTGAGAGATACGGACCACTATGTTTCTATGATTCATCAAAATTCTAATGTATTCTATATTTTACGTGGGACCGCGGATAGCACTACGTGGACTACAAGTGGCGTAAGTGGTTGGCCATTAGAATTGAATGTATCAAATAACTATGCAACTTTTGGTGGTACGGTATCTGCCCCATATGCAGATATGCGGTCACCCATCTTCTATGATAGTGGTAATACGGGATATTATGTAAATCCAGACTCCACTACCTATCTGTACAATTTAATCTTAGCTGGAGGAGGGTATTTCCGTCCTCAAAACTGGATTCAACTTGATGGGGGATATGGGTTATATTTTCCTAACAATTATGGGGGACATTTCTATCCAAATGATGGTTCAACATATACACAATTCCGTATAAATGGAAATAAAAACGGATATGATGGTATTTGGTGTAGCTACAGTCAAGTAGCCGGTATGATGTATGATAGTGCTGGTAACGGTGGTGTGTATCGGGAAGCTAACGGTCGCTGGTTTTTCTATCATCATGTGGGTAATAATTGTATGGGGGTTGGCACATCCAGTACAAGTTCCACCTATGGTGTATATGTAGTCAAGGGTGGATATTTTGATGGGCGTGTTGATGGTACCATCTTCTATGATGCCAACAACACCGCGTACTATTGTGACCCGAACGGGACGGCACGTTTGTCTTATGTTGTTGCCAACGGTGGCATCAGAATTGATGGTAACGAAGATTTATATCTAGATTACAATTATGGGTGTTCTATTGTAGGTGTTTATTCTTCATATAGATATCAAGGTGTATTCTCCATGGGCAATTCATATAAGTTGGCCCGTGATGGAACCACAACAGGAAATCTTTATGGAATGGCATGGTCGCATCCTAATGCAGGAGGTATTGCTGGTAATCTTAATGACCATGGATTATTAGTGCTTGTAAACGGTAGTTGGGCTGCCTCGTTGACCGGAAGTACACGTGCCCGTGATGATATGCGCGCACCGATTTTCTACGATAATAATAACACAGGATATTATTGTGACCCAAATAGTGTATCACAATTTGCGCAGGTATATGCCAATGATTGGTTCCGTGCACAAGGTAGCGTGGGATTATATTTCCAAGATTACGGATATGGATTACGGTCTGCTCACGGTGAAGGAAATTCATACGGTAATGCAACAACATACGGTACTGGAAGAAATGGATGGTCTGGGTGGGGTATCGGGACTCGTCACGTATTCATGTCCACCACCGGAGACAACGTTGGCGTACATGATAATAGTCGTGGGTGGATTTGGTATTGGAACGGTTCCAATACTACTTTCGAACACGGATATACAGTATTGGGAGGTAGTGCTAGAGCACCTATTTTCTATGATAGTAATGACACAGGATATTACTGTGACCCAGCCAGCACTAGTTACATGTATCGAACCATCTTCCAAGGACGTATGTTGTTTTACGGAGCTGACCAAAGTTCCGATGGTACGAACGATGCGCAACTCTACTTCACTCCTGGCGGTGGATTGACAATTGCTTCCATCACCACATCATTTGAAACTGGGTTCGTGGGTTCTAGCTATCCACAAAATCGTCAAGTTGGTGCTCAAGCCACATATGATAAACGATTCTATGTCTGGCAAGATTTAGTGCAATATTACTCAGATGAACGATTAAAGGAAAAAACCGGAACATTGAATGGAGCATTAGAAGCCATCAAGTCATGGACACCATTCAAGTATGTGGATAATGCCTTGGCAAACAGTTTCAATTTCGGAAGCGGTAAAACACAAATTGGATTGAGTGCCCAGGAAGTAGAAGCATTTTATCCCGAACTCGTGGAACTGGCACCATTTGACGTAGAAAATGATTTCAGTGATGAAACCAATCCTCGTAGAGTATCCAAGTCAGGCGAAAACTATCTCACCTTGAATTACACTCGTTTGGTTCCTATTTTGGTGCAAGCCATCAAGGAACAACAAGCAAAAATTGAAGAGCTGGAAAATCGTATAAATAACTCATAACTCTCAAACAGAACCAGATAACCTGGTAGGAGAAACACAATGGCAATTACATACACATGGGAAATCACCAATCTTCGGAAGGCACCACAACTTGACGGAATGCAAAATGTATTGGTGCATGTACGTTGGAAGAAAATCGGTACGGATGAAAATGGCACCACAGGTGAATTTCAAGGCGCCACACCATTATCAGCACCACAAGCCGAAGGATTCACCGCCTATGAAGATTTAACCAAAGAACAAGTGTTGGGATGGGTTCAAGCCGTGGTTGTAGGAACATATGAACAACACGTGAACGAACAAATTCAAAAGCAAATCACCAAGAAGAATGACCCATGGGCAGATGTTGATACTGCTCCTTGGGGACAAAATCTTAGTGGTCCAACACCCACACCAGGACCAGCAGCAGAATAACTTATATATTATATAATATTTTTAATGGTCTTGACATAAATTAACAATAACCTTATACTTATAGATAAGGTATATACCAACTTTATTATTTTTGGAGGTTACAAATGCAGTTAACGAATTTACAGGTTTTGAATGTATTACAAGCATTAAACAAACTCGGTCAAGAAAAGCTCCCAATCAGATTATCGTGGAAGGTTACCACTGCGGTTCGTGAGCTTGAAGCTTTTGCAAAGGCAGTAGACGAACCAATGAAGGAAATTCGCATGAAGTATGCAAATCGTGACCATCTAGGTGCGTTGGTTGAAGCAACGGATGAGAATGGTAATGCAATCCCAAATACCATTACGATTCCAAATGATAAGATTGAATTGGTCAACAAAGAACTTGACGAATTACTCACCCAAGAAGTAGAAGTCAAGAACGTGACCTTCAAGCTATCTGACTTCCCAGACTCATTAGAATTAGAACCAGCTGTATTAAACGCACTATATCCCGTTATGGTGGATGAACCTGCTACCGAATTAAAGCTCGTATAATTCATATAAAATAACAGAAAAGGCACGCTATTTGGCGTGTCTTTTTTGTTTCTTGGGTAATAAATTGATATTTATACGAAGGTAGATTTTACAGGTCTTATACGGAGTCATCAGTGACAGAAACTCGTTTATTCGGTGGATTAATCAAGACGGGAAGTATTCCCACTTCTGCTATTCAAAACTTTGCATCTGCGGTAAGTTCCTCGACTACTCCAGGAACGGTATCCAGTTCTGCGCAAATTACAGAATTACTTCCTACTGGGGTAGTCAGTAGTTCTGGTCAAGTAGTATCCGCCTTACCCACAAATACCGTATCTTCATCGGGTCAAGTCACCGCATTTCTTCCAACCAACACTGTGTCTAGTAGTGGACAAGTTACCGCGTTTCTTCCAACAGGAACCGTATCATCGTCGGGTCAAGTATCATATACAGGATTAAGTGATATTCCTTCTGGAATTGTAAGTAGTAGTGGTCAAGTTACTGCATTACTACCAGCTAATACCGTCAGTAGTTCTGCTCAAATCGCATTAAGTGGGATTACGGGTACTACATTCGCAAATAGTGATTTTACGTTCCCATTAAACCTAACCGTTAATGGATTGTTGACCGCAACATCACAATCAATTTTATACGTTAGTTCTTCACAACTAAATGTTGGGTCAAACGACATCATCTTAAATACTTCAGAACAACTACGATTTGGTGGATTAACCGTCTTTGATTCTGGGTCAGCTAACCAATCAGGGTCACTATATTGGGATAGTTTAAATAATGTCTGGCTATTCGTTCACGCCGGAACCAGTAACACAAGTAGTATTGTTATCACGGGGCCAGAAAATACTGGCACATTAGGTAGTGAACAATTCTTAACACCAAACTTATTACCAAAAGCTGGTGTTAATGGTGACCATATTATAAATTCACAAATTAGTGATAATGGTACAGAAGTGGGTATTGCTGGAAGTTTACGAGTTACGGGGTCAATAACCGCTGCATCACTTACGGGGTCATTATTCGGCACAGCAAGTTTCGCCACATCAGCCTCATTTGCTCTTACACCACAAGGTCCGCAAGGTAATCAAGGACCACAAGGTAACCAAGGATTAACGGGACCACAAGGTAATCAAGGGCCAACGGGCGCACAAGGCAATCAAGGTCCAACGGGACCACAAGGTAATCAAGGTAATCAAGGTCCGACTGGACCACAAGGAGCACAGGGTAATCAAGGCCCAACCGGCGGCACAGGTCCAACCGGTGGTACAGGTCCGCAAGGCAATCAAGGTCCAACTGGAGGTACTGGACCAACTGGTGGTACAGGTCCAACGGGTCCGCAAGGCAATCAAGGTCCAACCGGAAGTACTGGGCCAACGGGTGGTACCGGACCACAAGGAGCAACCGGTGGTACAGGTCCAACTGGGCCACAAGGAGCAACCGGTGGTACAGGTCCAACTGGGCCACAAGGCGCGACTGGTGGAACTGGCCCAACCGGCCCAACCGGCCCAACCGGCCCACAAGGTAGACAAGGCCCACAAGGTAACCAAGGGCCAACGGGTTCAACTGGAGGCACAGGTCCGACAGGAACACCTGGCTCAAATGGAACTCCAGGTACATCAGGTACATCCGGAAGCAACGGAACACCTGGCTCAAATGGAACTCCAGGGTCAAATGGAAGTCCCGGAACATCAGGCACTTCAGGAAATAGTGGAACACCTGGAACATCAGGAGTATCGGGAGGTCCTGGTACATCAGGCACTTCAGGAAATAGTGGAACACCTGGAACATCAGGAGTATCTGGAGGCCCTGGTACGTCAGGTACATCTGGTGCGAACGGGGGCACAGGCCCAACGGGTGGTACAGGTCCAACAGGTCCAACAGGACCTTCTGGTACTTCGGGAACGTCTGGAGGATTTTCTACTAACTCCAACGCACAAGTTAACTCATTAGGTGTTGGTACACCTGCGTCGGGTACAGCCGGTGAAATCAGAGCAACAAATGATATTACGGCATACTACTCCGACGATAGACTGAAGATTTTCTTGGGTACCATTGAAGATGCATTAAATAAAGTAAATCAATTGCATGGGTACTATTTCAAAGAAAATGAAATAGCAAAGGAATTAGGATACACCAATGACAATGTGCAAATTGGTGTCAGTGCACAAGAAGTACTCAAAGTACTTCCAGAAATCGTAGTACCAGCTCCAATTGATGATAAATACTACACCGTCAAATACGATAAGATGGTTCCATTATTAATTGAAGCAATTAAGGAACTTATTATTGAAGTAGAAAATATTAAAAAGCACTTGACAAATAAGAATTAATACAGTATATTAATTAGGTTACAATTAAGTAAAGGATATTTGATGAAAAAGTTTTGTATAGCTACATTGACTCATGATGCCCCACAACGAGCAAACTTTCTACAGTTAACAGTAGAATCGTTGATGTCATCTACCTCGGTACCATCGGTGGATTGGTATGTTCACTCGAATGGAAAAAACACAGAAATTGTTAACACCGTAGATACATTAAAAACGCAATATCCATCCGTTAATTTTATATTCACATACTCAGATAAGAATATGGGAGTTGGGGCAGGTATAAATGCCCTCAACTCCCATTTGCTTGATTACGAGTATGTTTTATTTTTAGAAGGCGATTGGATAACACTTCCAGAACATATTTCTGGTCACACAGATTGGATTAATAGTTGTATTCAATATTTAGATACCAATACAAACATAGACCAAATATTATTACGTAGATATATTAGTGATGTAGATGATAGACAATACGGGTACGGATATTGGATAAACGAAAATAATATTAAAAAGATTAATACAACAAATAATATTTTCTTGGATTTGGTGAAGAAAGAATATACAAATAATCCGCATATACGTCGAAACAAAAAATATTATGAAGTTGGTATATTTCCATTAAATGAATTTTATGATGAAGATGGAAATCCAACTGAATTGAAACATATGAAAGATTGGGGACAGGCCGAAATACAAGCAGAATCAAAAGGCGAATCACTTGGGTCTACTTATTTAATGTTTGGAAATATGGTACACTGTGATATGTGGGAATATGGATTAGACTGGCAACGTTTATCAAACCTAATTACAGGATGTGACAAATATGATGTTAGAGGGGCAAGTAAATGTAAATATGGGTACTTGTTCCCTCCTGAAAGATTCTGTCAAGTCTGTGACCATAATAAAAACTTTACTGGTTTAGAGTTACACGATAGAAAATATATAGATACATTTTTCCGATAATCTGGAGAGTTATATGAAAGACTTTATTCAACACGCAACCAATGTGCAGAATGTACTGTGGTATATGGATTCGATGGAAACATTATCGGATGGCACCATTATTTTTAGTGGTTGGATTGCTCACCCAACTCAACCTGTGGTCAGTTTAGTTATTGGTAATCAACCTTTAATGTCAATGGGAATTTTTGATAGACCTGATGTAAAGCAAGTCTATCCGAATCTCCCGACAGCTCAAGTAGGGGTAAAAGTCCGTTTACATAAAGACCATCTTACATTACCAGTCAGTTTAATTTTACAGAACGGTGAAACTGTATATAGCATCGGTACATTTCAACGGTGGGCAGCGTTTTATTCTGGATTTAAACCAGTTCAAAAGAAGGGCATCGTAATAGTTGATGACTTTTATGCTGACCCAGATTTTGTTCGAGAATTTGCAATGAAAAATCTTACATTCGCCGGTTCAGATTATCATCGGGGTAAGCGTAGTGAAGAACGGTTTATTTTAAATGGAACTAAAGAAACCTTTGAAGAAATTCTGGGTAAGAAAATTATCAACTGGAATCATCCATCGTATGCAAATGGTAAGTTCCAATATTGCACATCTACTGATCCTATCGTGTATCACGTAGATACACAAACATATGCTGCTATGGTATACTTAACTCCAGATGCACCACTGAATACTGGTACGGCAACGTATCGGAGTAAGATTACTGGCGCAACTCGTTTTGATTCTTATGAAGGTAATGAAGAGTTATATATTAAAACGTTTAAGGGTAGAAGTAACGATATGAACTTCTACGACAACACGACATATGAATTGGTTGATTCTATGGCTAACGTGTATAATCGGTTAGTATTATTTGATTCTAAAACTATTCACGCAGCAACCGGTTACTTTGGTGATGCTATTGAAAACGCTAGATTCTTCCACCTTTTCTTCTTTGATGTAGAATGGTAAAATTACATCTTTTAACGAGATGTACACGGTTACATAATTTAGACCGCATCAAAGAGTCAGTATTTCCATCACCATTTGATGTGGTATGGCATCTAATATTTGACACAACCACATTAAAAGATATTGATGCGGAACTGTTACATCGGCTACAAAATAGAAATACTCGGTTCCATTTCGTCAAAGGAAATGGTAAAGACTATTTGTACCCGCAATTAAGCCAAATTATTTCTGGCTTAGAAGATGGATTTGTGGGAATATTGGATGATGATAATATCATACATCCTGATTTTTATAATATTCTTTTGCAAGAAATATTGCAAAATCAAAATAAGATGGGATTTGTTTACGAACAATACGTTGGTGGAATAGATTTTACTGGTCTAGAAATACGAAATGTTGGTCCGCAACATATGAAACTACGTCATATAGACTCTGCCCAATATATTCTTCATACAAAATTATACAAACTAAAAACTTATGAAGATGGTTATGATGCAGATGGTAAATTTATTGAACGTCTATATCATACAATTCCAGAAGAATTTCATTTTATACACAAAGTATTGTGTTACTACAACCACCTTACTCCAATTAAAAAGGCCAGAGTTCCAAAAATATTATATATTGGAGATGACCAGCCAAAGCTAGAAAGTATTAATTATTTAGGTTATGAAGATACTAGTTTGGATGTGCAGTACGCTAAAGACGATACTAATCTAGTAAAATCACTAATGTTATTCAAACCTGACGCTATCATTACCGTGTCGGATGACTATAGAAAATTTACGAACTTGTGTTCGTCTACATTAGATGTCCGTAAGCGATGGATGACGGTCACTCCGGGAGCGGAAAATATCGGTGATATTGCATATAATTGTGCTATGAACCAAATATTAGAGCAAAATCACGATAAGTTAGTATCATACTTTACTCCAATATATAATACGGGTAATAAACTGTTACGTACTTACGAATCGCTCAAGGAACAAACATATACTGATTGGGAATGGGTAATAGTTAACGATTCTTCCGATGGTGGTAAAACATTAAAAATTGCAGAAGCTATTGCGGCAAAAGACCATCGCGTTCGGGTATATGACTTTAGAGAAAAAACAAAAGGTATTATAGGTGAATCAAAGTACAGAGCAGCATGCTTGACACGTGGTAAGTGGTTAGCAGAACTCGACCACGATGATGTGTTAACAGACAACTGTACAATGGATATTATTAATGCAGCAAATAAGTTTCCAGATGCTGGATTTATTTATAATGATAGTGTAGAGATAACTGAAGATTGGCGTTCTCTTACTTATCCAGAAGGATTTTCTCTTGGTTATGGCAAATACAGAAAAGTAAGTTATCGCGGATGTATGTGGGACGTTGCTGTAACTTCAAATATTAATCCGAAAACTATTCGACACATTGTAGGTGTACCAAATCACGTGAGAGTTTGGCGAAGAGATGTATATTTCCAAATTGGGGGACACAACCGAGATTTGGCAGTGGCAGATGATTATGAATTAATTATTCGCACGTTCTTACACACAAAATTTGTTAAGATACCAAAATTGGGATATATTCAATTTATTTACAATAATCACACCGGACAAAATACGCATGACCTTTCTCGTGCGGATATTCAACGTCGAGTTAGAACGATTATGTATCATTATAATGATAGAATCGCCAAACGATTTGATGAACTTGGTGTTGAAGATTATCCATACAAACTAAATAGACACGACCCTCTTTCCGTACCAAGTCGATTTGGTGAAGGTGAGAATTACGTCAATTATATATTCGAAGAATAATATGTACTCAGTAATTATTCCTACCATATGGAAACAAAACTTGAATAATTTTCGTGAAGTTTTAGAAGATTTAAATGCTTCACCCGATGTACGCGAAATTATTCTGATTGACAACGCTCCATCTGCTAATAGTAAAACCATACTAGCTGGTATTTCAAAAATACAATATATGCCGATGGAACAGAACATATATGTTAATCCTTCGTGGAATCTTGGGGTTAGTGCAGCTAATAGTGAATATGTAATGATATTAAATGATGATGTGTGGACAAATCCCTCTTTGTCAAAGATAATTGAGACACACAAAACCCACGAAGATAAAAATAATGGAATTTATGGGTTCTCAACATCTTGTTTCTTATGTAAAGAAAGTATACAAACGGTGCCTACAGAACCAGTATATTTTGTTTCAAACGAAGGCAGAGGAACTGGATGGGGGTGTATGTTCTTATTTAAGCGAGATATGTGGGTAGATATACCAGACGAACTCAAAATATGGTTTGGTGATGATTATATTACTCAGCAATTTATGAAACGCAACCAGACTGTATATTCAATTAAAAATGTCTGTGTTACTGAATGGTCGGTGACCACGCGGTTACCTGAATTTAGTTCTATAATGGAAAATGATAGACAACTATACTTTTCGAAAGGATACGTAGTATGAAAAAGAAATTACTTTTTATTGCCCCGCATTTGTCTACCGGAGGAATGCCACAATATCTTGTTAAGCAAATAGAATCCATACTGTCTGAATTTGAGGTTTATTGTGTTGAGTGGGAAAATATTACCGGCGGAGTACTAGTTGTACAACGTAATCGCGTTGTTAGTCTTTTAGGAGATAGACTTATCACGTTAGGCACTGATAAACATAAGCTGATAGATACCATAAAGCACCTTAATCCCGATATTGTACATCTTCAAGAAATTCCAGAATTATTTATGGATTCTGCGGTGGCTAATTTATTATATAAGTCTGACAGACACTATGCTATTATAGAAACTTCACACGATTCAAGCTTTGATACATCTAAAAAGATTTACATTCCAGATAAGTTTTTAATGGTAAGTCAATATCAAGTAAATCAATATAAAGCATTGAACGTTCCATGTCATGTTGTAGAATATCCCATAGAAAAGAAATTAAGAACTAAGAACAGAGAAAACGCATTACGTGATTTGGGATTGGACCCCAACATTAAACATGTAATTAATGTAGGATTATTTACTCCACGAAAGAATCAAGCGGAAATCATCGAATATGCACGGATGTTAGAAAACTATCCGATTCAGTTTCATTTTATCGGAAACCAAGCAGATAACTTTAAATTTTATTGGGAACCACTAATGCAGAATTTCCCAAAGAATTGTAAGTGGTGGAATGAAAGGAGTGATGTAGACAGTTTTTATGAAGCGGCAGATTTATTTTTATTTACATCTCGCGGGCATGAACACGATAAAGAAACGATGCCGTTAGTAATTCGAGAATCGATTGGATGGAATATGCCGTCACTAATTTATAATCTTCCGGTATATTTAGATTACTTTAATAAGTTTGATAATATACAGTATTTAAATTTTGATTCTTTACAAATTAATGCTAGTAAAATTCTAGATGTACTTGGGATTACAACTAAACAAGAATGTATTATTATTTCTACCTATCCAAATACTACGTCAATAACGGAAGTTACAAAGCAGTCTATAGAAAGTGCAAAACGATTTAAGTTACCAATTATATTAGTATCACACCGTTCAGTACCAAAAGAGCTATCAGATATTGTAGATTATGTAATAGTAGACAACAACAACATCTTGACAACACACACATATTATAATAAATTTTGGTATACGCATTCTGATTTTTATGCTGAGGTAAATTTAACTACCGAGCAAAATAATAAATACCACGGGCCAGCGGTATATACTAATTACTATAATGGTATACATTTTGCAAAAAGCATGGGATTTAAAGTTGCATACTGTTGGAACTTTGATATGAACATTAGTACAGAAACTCCACTTATTAAAGCAAGAACAGCATTACAAAGTAAAGAAGCGTTTATCAATGCATATACCGCCGAAGAGGGACCATGCTTACGCACTGTTTGGTTTGCTATAAAAACTGACTTTTTTACTACAAAGTTTCCTCAAATAACGAATGAACAAGAATATAATACATGGGTAAAAAACGTTGGTTCTGAATCAAACGGACTAGAAAACTTGTGGCATCATACACTTAAGCGTGAATCACATCAACTTAGTACAATATCAGAACAAGATTTTTACGATTTGTTTACTGGATGTAGTATAAACACAAATTCTCAGGTTGAATATGCTACCGTTTTACCAATTGAAAATAATAGTGAAGAAGCAATTATTTGGTATTACGCTAGTAATATGACAGATAGTAGAATGTTAAACGTATTAGTTAATGACGTAGTAATAGATACTGTGGCAATAACATCAAATACTGCATATCACAAAAGAATACGTTTGGTGGAAACGTACAATGTTAAATTTGAAATTATAGATAAGTTTACTAATGAAATAGTATCTACTAAACTTATTAAATTAACAGGTGAGTATATACAGAATAAATTAAAACATAATGGGATTTTTAAAGTATGAAAATAACAAATGTTACTCCAGGACTAATTCCAATTCCGCCAAATGGGTGGGGAGCAGTAGAAAAAATTATATGGGAACAACATCGTATATTTTCTCAATACGGAATAGTATCAGAGGTAAAATATTTAGACGAAGTAACGGAACCTGAAATAGTTCATATTCATGTGGCTAATTTGGCAAACGAAGCGCATCGTCGGGGAATAAAATATTATTTTACGTTACACGACCACCATGCATATTTGTATGGTAAGGAAAGTGAAGTTTATAAAGAAAATTTACAAGCTATGAAAAACGCAGTAAAAGCATTTGTTCCTGCGAAATATTTGGTAAATTATTTTGATAATATTCCAGAGTATTTTTCTCACGGGGTTGATGTAAACTATTTTACAGCGAGAACATCTCCGATAAAATCACATAAACTACTATGCGTGGCAAACAATGGATATGCACACGACCAGACTATAGATAGAAAAGGGTTTGGTATCGCAATTGAAGTTGCAAAGCGATGGGGGCTTCCAATTACTATAGCCGGTCCCTCGAATAACAAAAAATATTTTGAAAAGTACCCACCATCATATGATAAATTAACAATTTTGTATGACTTAAGCGAAGACGAGCTATTAAATGTCTATCACGACCATACTATATTTTTACACCCATCTGAATTGGAGGCAGGGCATCCTAACTTAACTATCTTGGAAGCACTATCGTGTGGACTACCGGTGGTAGGTACATTAGAAAAAGAAACGGTACTTAATGGAGTTGTGTCGGTAGCAGCTAATGTAGACGAAATAGTATATGGACTACAATCGGTGTTAAACAACTATGCTAATTTCTCCTCCGCAGCTCGACAGCAAGCTATAGAATTAAGTTGGGAAAACAGATGTAAAGATTTATTAGACATATACCAATCTAAAAGCGTTTCTTCTATGACTAAAGAGATGGTATTACATTATACTAACACGCTTGCATCAAGAATTCCGATTCGTAGTCCAGACATTGAAATAAAAATTGATAATAAAGAAGGTTTACGATTAGATATACAAGGGGGACCGCGCACAAAGTATCATGTGGATTTTATAGATAAGAAAAGAAATGTAATAGTATATTCTGCGGAACTAGCCACAGAATCTTGGGCTAAACCCTATCCTAAATATTATATTGATTGGAAAATTAAAATAAAAGATTTAAATTCAACAGTTACATACGAATTTGATTTAGATTTAACTGATAAACTTGTGTATATTGCACTAGAGTCAAGCTCATTGGGTGATACTTTGGCGTGGTTTCCATATGTAGAAGAATTTAGAAAATTGCACAATTGTAAAGTAATATGCTCTACTTTCTGGAATAGATTATTTGAAACCGAAAATCCAAATATAACGTTTGTAGCGCCAGGAACAATTGTGGACGAAGTGTACGCTCATTACAGAGTAGGTTTATATTATACCGATACGGATAATATAGATTTAACATTACATCCAAGATACCCATTGAATAATAGATTGCAAAAAATAGCAACAGATATTTTAGGATTGGAGTATAAAGAAATCAGACCTAAAATTAAATACAAGCCGGTAGAAATAGACGAAAAGCAAATTTGTATAGCTATACATGGTACATGTCAAGCAAAATACTGGAATAATCCTACGGGGTGGCAAGAGGTTGTTGATTGGTTATTATCCAAGGGGTACACCGTTAAATTATTATCTAATGAAAATGATGGTCATATGGGAAACCACCATCCATCAGGTGTAATCAAACATCAATCAGGTGATATCGAAGATGTCATATCTGAGATTAAAAAGTCTAAATTATTTATCGGAATTGGTAGTGGGTTAAGTTGGTTAAGTTGGGCGGTAAATACACAAGTAGTATTAATTAGTGGTTTTAGTGACCCCATATCTGAAATGGAAGAGTGTGTCAGAATTTCCGCACCATCATATGCATGCCACGGTTGTTTCAACAGGTCACGACTCGACCCGTCAAACTGGAATTGGTGTCCAGACCTTAATTGGTCTAATAGAATATTTGAGTGTTCTAAGACAATTACGGCTGATACGGTCATTAAGGAATTAAAAAAAATAATTGGTGAACTATAAAATTAAAACAGGAGAAGTTTATGCAACGCAATTATGTATTTCCAAGAAAGCATGCACCAGATTTACAAAACTATTATTGGTATAATCAAGGTTTTTCAAATGATGAACTTAATACGATTTATCGTGATGTGGGAGAACTTTCTTTTCAAGAAGCAACGACCGCAGGAAATAACAAGTCAATTCGGTCGTCGTCTATCAAATGGATACCACAAACGGAAAAATGGGATTGGTTATACACTAAACTAATGAATATGGCGGTAGAAGCAAATGAAGCGATATGGAACTTTGATTTATACTCCGCTCCAGAAATGATTCAATACACCGAATATCACGCTGTTGCTTCTGGACACTATGGGTGGCATCAAGACATAGGGCCGGGGGTATTGTCTATCCGAAAGGTTTCCATTACTGTACAATTATCAGATACGAATGACTATAAAGGTGGGGATTTGGAAATTTGGCAGGGCGGCGACTCGTCAATCCAAGCTCCTAGAGGTCGTGGAAATGTGGTTATTTTCCCCTCATATATGATGCATAGAGTTACGCCAGTAACGGAAGGTACTCGTCGGTCATTCGTATTGTGGTTAGGTGGTGACCATTATCGGTAAAATTCTGTATATTATTGAGTAGATTAGATATTTATAGTGGTACCTTTTTGATGAGAAACACATGGGTTTATTAGAGCGAGTAGCAGCAGGAACCGTATTTTCTCGTAAAACTATTACTATTCCTACGTTTTCACCTGGTGTTATTAGTGGGTCAATCCAAACACCAGGTGGGACGTATATTATACTTAATGCGACCGCTAATCGTGCAAGTCGGCTTAGACTGTATGCGGATAGTGCAAGTGTAAATGTAGATTTGAACAGAAGTCCAACCACATTTGATATCAGTAGTTCGGTAGGATTGGTTGCCGACATTAATTTTACCGGTGCCACTACGTTAAATCTCGACCCACCAATTATAGGTAATACCTTTCAAGGTGGGGAAACGTGGTATTTAGCAAGTGGGTCTACTGGGGCAAATACAAGTATTAGTTTTGAAGTATATAGTATAGGCACGATAGGAGACAGTACAACAGACAGGTCAGTTCTTAATATTTCTGGTTCTTCAATCTCAACAACGGGATATGGTGTTTCTGGAAGTATTTCCACTAAGAAAAGTTTTATTTTATTAAGTGGTAGCGCTACCTCGGAATCTAGATTACGACTATACTCCACCACAGTAGATAACGTTCCTGTAAGTGAACAAACACGCCTATTTGGCACGGCGTCTGTGGGTAATTCAAAACTAATAGCAGATTTTATGTTTGACTCAGCAAATACGTCATACAAATTTGTTCCCGTTCTTGAAGCATATACATGGCAAAATGATGAATATAACATTGGTACGGGAGTGGTAGGGTACCAATTAGAAAACCGCTCGGCAGGAACGTCAGATATTACTGCGTCCCTATACATTTATTCTACGGAAGAATAATATGAGATTTTATCCATTTGGCTCAGGTTCAGTTGACCTCGCATTAGCGGTTACCTCCTCGGTTTCCGACTACGCGTTGAGCGCTAGTTTTGCAACAAGAGTATTTACCGCATCACGTGCGGTTAACGGTGTACCTGGTATAAATGGTGCAAATGGAACGTGTTTATATCTTAAAGGTACACAAGGGCCGTCTGGCTCACTTGGACCAACTGGATTTAATGGAACCGTGTCAAACGCGTTTCCATACCCATAATAGGAATTTAATATGGAATTTTTCCCACACAGAATACCACCTACAACTGTTGGAAGAGCGGTTAGTGCTAGTTTAGCATTAAGTGCATCATACGTTGACAACACTTCCAGTACAATTGTTGCATCAGCAAGTCTGGCTTTAAATATTTCAGGATCCACTGGTTCGCCTGGAACTAATTTTACTAGAACAGGAACCCCCGGCACACAAGGTACAACTGGTCCCCGTGGGTTTAGAGGTAAGAATGTATACTTACTTAGTGTAGGTTGGGGGACTGGTTCAAAAACTCCATGCTATACCACCGATGGACTTGGTGACGCAACATATACAGGGTTAGAGTACAATTGTGATTATAGTTTACCTCAAGTATATCGTGCGGATTCTGACACACTTACTAACGGGGTAACGTTATATTATGATTCTGGATGTACAACCGTCGCAGCAAACTTGACCCTTAAATCAGACCCTATCAGTAATGGTATATTTAACACTGACGGTTCTGGTGTAATTACATTTACCGGTAACACTTGTGGGAGTTCCACATAATGTCATATTATTTCCCATTCGGTAACGCAAGTGCAGTTTCCGTACAGAATATAAGTTATTCCTTCGCTGCAACTAGTGCTAGCGCGATGTCAAGTGAGTTACTTATCTCCGCGTTATCTGCGTCTTTTGCAAATAGCGTGCAAAATACTCCACCAAATGGAACCAACGGAACAGCAGCAACTTCAGAACTATGTACAGGAACTGCTGAAGCCGGCGACCAAGGGCCACAAGGTCCGCGAGGCAATGATGGATTAGATTATACCACATGTCCTCCCGGATCAAAGGAATGTCCCGGCTTATTTGTTTCATTGTCAGCGGTTAATGCAGCTCGGGCATCTGGGTCACAATTCAGTATTGTATGTATTGACGTAACTGGATATATTGCATCAACCGTAGGATGTCCAGACTATTTACCAGTCAACGTAGGATATACATTACCTACTATTCCATAACCTTGACAAATTACAAAACATATTTTAAATTTTATTAAACACTATAAGCAGGTATTTTATGACAGATAATAAGGTTGCAATTCCTATGGCATTACGCCACTTAATTGAAAGTAATAATCAATTATTAAAGAATTACCAAGCAGAACTTACTAGTAAGGTAATTCAAGCAAATGAAGAAATGATGCGTATTTTGGGATTAGACCCCAACGAGGGATGGCGATTAGACGTAGATAACTTCACTTACGTCAAGATTGAGCAAGATGATACTCCATCCGTCAGCTGACCAAGCAATACTTACGTGGGGCAAGTTTAAAGGATATTCGCTCTCCCGTATCTACTATACTAATCAATCGTATCTCACGTGGATGAGTACGACTGTCGGGATTCCGCCGGTATGGCAAGAAGCAGCGAAACTTGTGTTGGCTGGAGAAGATATCTCCCATTTGAAGATTGCGAAAACTACGCAAGTCAGCACACCCAAACCACAAACTTCTACCTCTATTCAAGTCACGGTCACCCTCTTAAACAGTAAGACGGGTGCTGTTGCTATGCCGTACAACCCATCCTTGATGGAACGCTTCAAGTATGAAGTTGATGGTCGGAAATGGAATGGGGAAAACAAAACGTGGGAATTTCCAGCAGTACAATTACCTAAAGTATTCAAGGTATTTGGGGAAGAAAATATTATCTGTGATGACAAAGTACTCAATATGCTGAGTAAATTACGAGACCGCAGAGAAGATTTGGACGAGATTCGGGCCAAGGAAGATGTGGACTTTGATATCAAGGGGATGCAACTTCAACTCTACCCGTATCAGAAAGTCGGGGTTAAGTTCGTGGAACGAGCAGAGGGTCGATGTCTCATCGCTGATGCGCCTGGTCTGGGTAAGACTGCACAAGCAATCGGGTTCGCTCAACATAAGAATCTTAAGACGGTTATCGTCTGTCCGCTTTCAGTCGTGGTCAACTGGCAACGTGAAATCAAAAAGTTTACTGGAAAAGATTCTACTGTGTGGGATAGTAAACACTATTATGGAAAGTTGAATAATCAGTTCCATATCGTTCATTATGATGCCGTTGCAAAAGTGGCAGCAGAGTTACGGAAACAAGAGTTTGATTTATTAGTTTGTGACGAAGCTACCTATCTCAAAAACCGACAAACGATTCGAGCTAAGAGTGTGTTGGGGTCATATAAAGAACGTAGAAAGTATCCTGGTATTAAGACAAAGTATTGTCTCTTCCTCACAGGTACGCCAGTTATGTCTCGTCCCATCGAAGCGTTTGCTTTGTTGAACTTCCTCGACAAAGAACGTTTCAATAACTTCTTCCACTTCACCCAACGGTACGGTGGATGGAAGGGTGACGCACCTCGCAACCTCCAAGACCTCCACGACCGTACAAAAGATTTGGTCATCCGCAGAAAGAAAGAACAAATCTTGACCGAACTTCCTGCTAAGCAACGAAATGACTTGTATGTAGAATTGACGAAGGACGAACAGAAACAATATAAAGAATTACTCAGAGAAGTATTCGGAAAGTGGAAGGTCGAGAAGCCATCTATTGGTCACATGCCAAAACTTCAAGCATTTTTGATTGAAAAGAAGATGCCACGGTTGGTGGAAATGATTGATGAATTCTTGGATAATGATAAACCCATTCTTATCTTCAGTAATTATATCGCTCCGTTGAAGTTCTTAGAAGAACACTACGGAGATAAGTCAGCTATACTGACGGGTGAAATGAATAGTAAGGAACGTCAGAAATCAATTGACAGACTGACCAACGGGGAAGCCAAGGTCGGATTGTTCAGTCTAATGGCGGCAGGTATGGGTATTGACGGATTGCAGAAGCAAATAGATACGGTGGTGTTCCTGAATTGCGATTGGGTACCCGCAAATCACGAACAAGCAGAGGACCGTACCCATCGTATCGGTCAAAAGAGTCAAGTACAGGTCTATTATATGTTATGTGCAGATACAATCGACGAATATATGCGAGATATCCTCAAAGAGAAACAGCAGGTGGCTGACCTTGTGGTGGACGGGGCGTTGGTCACTCCTGAGCGGTCAAAATCCTATTTTAAGGAGTTTGTATCCAAAATTAGTCAGGTTTATAAGGAAGATATTTCCACTAAAAACATAGAAGATTGATATTTATATACGTGGTAAAACCAAATAGTTTAAGGAGTTATTATGTCAGAGTATGGATTTCCAACAGAAACAATTGATTTGCCCAGTAAGGGGTTGTTATATCCTGATGGGAGTCCGCTGAAAAGTGGGCAGGTAGATGTCAAGTATATGACCGCAAAAGAAGAAGATATCTTGACTTCAACCAATTTGATTCAAAAGGGTACGGTATTGGATAAATTGATGGAAAGCTTATTGGTTACCAGAGGTGTACGACCAGCCGACCTATTAACGGGTGATTTAAATGCCGTAATGGTTGCCGCTCGTATTTTAGCATACGGTAAGGATTATCCAGTAAAGCTTAGTTGTAAGTCGTGTCAAGGAGTATTTGAACACACCGTAGACTTGTCACAATTGGATATGTTACTTCCAGAAGCCGAAGGTTGGGTCAACGGTGAACGAGAACTCGAATTACCTACGGGCGTTAAGATTACCTTTAAGTTGTTAACTCGCGGTGATGAAAAGGAAATTGAAAACGAAGTAAACGCGATGAAGAAGTTCAACAATTCTATTGAAGCTGATTCATCAACTCGTCTAAAATATATTGTTGCATCAGTTAACGGAAATCGTGATAGACGTTATGTTCGAGAATTCGTTGATAATATGATTATTCGAGATGTTCGAGCATTACGTGAAGAAATCAAGAGAGTTTCACCCGATGTGAATTTTGATTTAAATATCGCATGTGGTATCTGTGGTGAAGAAAATAAAGCGAGGATGCCCTTTGGGGCTAACTTTTTTTGGCCTGACCTCGGAGCATAAGGTATTAATACACCAATCACTATTTACGTTGTTGTACTTTAGTAATGGTGGGTTTACGTTTGAGCAAGCATATCGGATGCCGGTGTATCTTCGAAACTTTTATTTAAAGCAACTCGAAGAAACAAAACAAAAAGAATCCGAAATGGTACAGAAGCAAACAAAAGGTAAATCTTCTAATAAGAGATAGCTATGGCTGATGGATTGTCCCCAGACGAAGTATTTGAGTTAAAATCTGCACTACAGATGTTAGTCGCAGAAATGCGTGATGCCGCTAATGGAACCAAGGATTATACAAAAGCTGTTGGTCAACAACTGTCTGCTGAAGAAGAAGCACTTAAGCTTTCAAGAGCAAAGGCAGCTGATGAAAAGAAAAAATCTGCCGCGGAAAAGAAAATTCAAAGTCAATTAAGTGAAATGGAGAAATCGCTAAAAGATTTCTCTGTCAAACAAAAATTGATGACATCAATGTTCGGTCAGCAAGCCGGGGTCTATAGCGCGGCATTTGATGGTATGGTTGTTCGACTTAAGGCTGTGGGCAAGGCGTTGGGGGATGGACTTAAAATAATAACTGATGGAATTACTGCGGCCAGAGCTTCTGGACTAAGCGCTCAAGCTGGAGCAGCTGCGGCTATTGGAAGTCAAATCGAATCAATACGGTCGATATTCACGTTCGACCCCAATACGATGTTTTCCCCAGAGGAAATTTCAAAATCGGTTGGGGATGTAACTGCGGCTTTAAATGGATTTTCTACGGGATTAGCACCATCGGTTGACTCACTTGCACAATTTAGAACATCATTATCTGGTGTAGGAATTATTGGGCAACCCACGGCAGAAACATTTCAAGCATTGGCGTTTGTTGGTGCAAATACAACCCAAGAATTTAATTCACTACGAGCGGCAACAGGTCGTCAAACCATATCAACCAGTACATTAGCAGGTGCCATTAACAAAAATCTTACATCAGTTAATGTTTTTGGTACTTCTATACTTAAGAGAGCATTAGACTTTGACCGTCTTGGTATCACGTTGGATTCATTAACTAAAGGACAAGAATCATACGTCACAAGTCTTGACCAACAAATTGATGCAGTAGCTCAACTTGGACAACTGGGTACCGCGATAGACTTTGAAAAGCTCACCATGCTTCAAGAATTTGGTGAGCCGGGACAAGCCCAAGAATATATTTCATCATTAATAAACGCAGAAGATTTACGAAGTTCCAGTTATCGTGCGTTATTAGGACAGATTTCTGGTATTGACGTACAAGAAATATTAAAAATCAAAGGTGTTGGGAACTTTGAACAATTGGAAAAGCAAGTTTCTACTAACGCAAAAGCTCAAGAAGAAGCAAACAACAAAGTATCTACCTTTGCACAGGCAATTAAATTGTTGTTAGATAATCAATGGGTTAAATTTATAGCGGGAATTGTTGCCGCGACTGGGTCGCTAGCATTGTTTGTAATAACTGCACTTACACAAATCAAACTGTTACGAACTCTAGGTAGTATACCACCAACAACACCCGGAGCACCAACAACAGGCGGCCCAATCACCACTGGAGGTGGAGTAAAGCCAACAACTGGAGGAATGGTAAGGGGGGGAGCTGGTGCGGGAGCAGCGGTTGGTGTAGGTACTGGAATTGCGACCGCCGCATCAACAATAATGGCTGGCGGTAGTTGGAAGAAAGCGTTATTAATGGGTGTTGCGCCTATATTGGGTGGTGTGCTTGGTGGAGTATTAGGTGGAGCAATTTCAGCTATACCATTATTAACGCCATTTGCTGGAGCTATTGTACCGTTGTTTTCGGGACTAGGATCGACATTGGCAGCCGCAGTTGCTACTAAGGTTGCAGATGATATGGTTTCTATGCCTGGGTATGGTGACCGCACCTTAGTAACACCAAGTGGAAATATCGCTTTAAATAATAATGATACGGTGATGGCTGGTACCAACTTATTTAATAAAGGTACATTACAAGCTGGTAGTTCTAATGATAGCGCTCCGTTGTTAGCAAAGATAGATAGACTGGTCAGTACCATAGAAAACGCAAGTACTACCATTTCTGTTGGTGGGGAAACCCAAAAAGTCCCTCGGTTCCAATTGGTTGGCGTACGCTCTCGAAACGAAGTGGAGTAATCTATTATGTCATTTAAAACTTTGGAACAACGTTTCAACGAATCAGCAAAGAGCATTTATAGTCGCTATACCAATGAAGATAGCTTAGTTGCCGAAATCAGACCAGACTCAAACGCTTCTCGTAGTAGAATTAAAGACGACACCCGTTCGGTTCCCGTGGTGTCTACTCGTCGGGATACATCTCGTATCGGTTCATTCTTGAAATCTCGGGATGGTGTGCTATTTCTATCTAAACAAACGTTGTTACAAACTGGTAACGTATTTGCAGAAACCAGACTTTATAATCCACTAGAAACGTTAGCAAATACCATTCCATTCGTACACGTTAGAAGAAATACGGGATTCCCTAGTATTCTTGGTACTAACAGAGGTGCATTACAAAAGGAAACGATTGATTCATTTACTCCGGCTTCTCGTGGATTATTAGGACAAGCCATAAACACAGTCCTATCACCAGTTCGGGCGCTCAATAGTACACCAACATTAGTTCCTGGGGACTCTGGTAATTTCTTTGAACGCCCAGAAGATGTAAATCAATGGTATCCTAAGCTTTTAGCAAAACAACCATTAGAATCACAAGGACAAAAAAGACCTGCGGGACTATATGACACTCTCGATGCACGATATGATTTTATTAAAAATACCGGTAGTTTCGCAAATTATCCAGTACCTCGTACTTCTGGAAATATTACCTTTAGAGATTTAGAATCAACAAATTATGGAAATGGATATTACGCTAAATTAAATAACGGCATAACCGACCCATATAACTTAGAAGCAATAAGCAGTGCAAGTCTCTTTAAAAATCAATTATCCTACAATTCTATCGTAGGAAATAAAGAAGAAGCAACCGACATTATTAAGTTTATCTTTAGTGAAGCGGATGAAACGAATCCAGTACACTTTCGTGCATTAATTTCTTCAATAAAAGAAAATATAAAACCAGAATATACTGAACAACGATACGTAGGTCGTATTGAACGGTTTGTAACTTATAGTGGAGTAAAGCGTTCAGTATCCTTACAATTTAATATTGTTGCGATGTCAGATGCTGAACTAGATAATATGTGGTTACGTATCAATAATCTTTCTGGACGAGCATTTCCAAGAGCTATTTCGGCTAATGGATTTATGGTACCTCCGCTGTTCAAAATAACTGTGGGTGGGATTTATGAAAATCAACCGTGCTATATTGAAACGTTAGACTATGATTTCTTGGATGAAAGTATTACATTTGATATTGATAAAGAAGTATCAAAGGTTATCAATGTCAATATGTCATTAACCTTACTTGAAAAGAGAACAAAGGTATACGACAGTCCATTCTATAATATAACAGAACAATTACAAGGTACCGCAGAAAGAACTCCACCAACACCACCCGCAACTACTGGAACACAGGCAGTAGTTGATGTGGCAGCTCCTTCAGCACCACCACCAGCTCCAACAAGAGCTGCCGGCGGCGCAACTCCAAGTGGTACTCCAAGTTCTGCTGGAACCGCACAAGCTCGTAGAACACAAACTCCTGTAGATTTCCCAGTTCGTCGAGCCCCGACAACATCTGAACAGATTGGTCGTAGACGGTCAAATACAGAAATACTAACTGGAACCGACGAGTTAACGCAGCCGGCGGTTTATACACCACAACCAACTCTTTTTGATTTGACGTTTGGTATTAAACCACGACCACAAATAAATCCATTTGCTTCAACGTTCTTAGACCCAAGAGTATCACAAGGTGCTAGTAGAATCTTACGTAATCAACCATTTACTACATCGGGGCCCCGCATCGGGCCTCGTCGGTAACATTATTAATTTATGAACAGATATATTGATACCCTTAAGAAAATAGAAAGTCCAGATAGTCCATCGTACTATGCTAGTAGTATACCAGTCAGTATTCCTACGGAAACTGTACCATTTTATTACGAAGCAAAAGATGGTGACAGATTAGATACTATTTCAAATTTGTTTTATAAAACACCGAACAATTGGTGGGTTATCGCTAAAGCCAATAATTTAGCAACTGGTACATTTACTATCCCTGCTGGAACGTTACTGAGAATTCCTAATCTATGACCACTACGTTTAATCCGTCTACAATTATTAACATCACTAACAGAACCCAAAATTTAAATCCTAAATTTAAACGTTCTGTTATATATGGTGGCGCACGTCAACAAACGAACTTATTGATTATCCATCATACATTGGGTGGTAGTTTAGATGGAGCAGTGATTACATTACAAAAGCGTGGATTTAGTTATCATTATATTGTGGACCGAGATGGAAAAGTATACAGTCTAGTACCAGACAATCTTACTGCATTTCATATAGAAGGGGCAAATGCATCTAGTGTATCTATATCTTTGGTAGGAAACACTGACCCAACGGAAACAAACCCAGAAAGATATCTTCAACGTGGGGAACGTCCTGTACGATTTACTCAAGAACAACTAGACATTTCTTTAGCGCTTGGAAATTATTTATTACAAAAATATCCTAACATTACAATGAATGGGGTAAAATATGTATATGGGCACGGAGAAACAACTACAAAAAAGGCTAGTACCGAAGGACTATATATAGCGCGAGCACTTCGTGGCACAAACACCGCGGCTATACCATATCCCCCACCATTTATTGCACAAAATCTTCCGCCGAATCCAAGTTTACCTGGTGGTTATTTAGGCGGGTCACAGTCAGCTCCACGGATAAGAACGCGGTCTAGACCTACTACACAATCAAATATTACGCCGTATATAGGTTCATTAGAATCATTTCATCCGAATATTCAATATGAATTGACTAGACGTAGATTTGCCTCAAATACTGCACAAGTACACACACCGTTTGTAAAATTAACTTCATTGATGTATGTTACGGGAAGTAATTTAACCGATGGTGGCGACAAGCCAGCTTGGTGTCCTACGTTGGGTGTACATGAAAAACAAGACTTAACATTTGAAGATATCTATAAGCCGGCAACTAATGGTAGGTCAATCGTGGGATATGCTACGAGTATTAAAGATAACAACCCTATCAGAGTTCCTGTTTTAGTTGATAGTAATGATGCTAATCTTGACCAACCAAATATTCCACCGCCTGGCATTGTGAGTATGACCACAGAAAGAAGTACGGCTGGTCCTATGGGGGTTCGTGGTGGTTTGTTTAGAGCAACTATAAAAATTACGGCATACTCAGTAGGGCAATTGAATGCATTAATGAAATACTTTATGCGTCCCGCCACCAGAGTCGTAATGGAATATGGACGTTATTCGTCTGAACAACCTATAGATACTATTACTCCGTATAATTGGGTAGCAGATAAGTCCGTTATTACAGATGACCCAGAGAAAGGATTCAGAAAGTTAATTTCATTACAAGCTAGTCAACAAGCATTTATTCAACAATATGTGTATAACAATTTCGGGAACTACGAAATATTCATTGGGTATGTTGTCAAGTTTGCATTAAAGTACACAAAAAACAATACATTTGAAATCGACTTAACAGTACATTCTGTTCAACAGTTTGAAATTCCAACTAAATATTCTGGGGCAAAGCCACTATGTAGAACGGGTAATGCGGTTGATGACCCGTGTAAAGTAATGGATGTCGCTGAATATTTTGATGCTGCTTCATCGTGGAAAGAAAATTCATTTGATGCGGTATTAGCTGCTATCGGTGAAGTTACTCCATCCGAAGGAAAATTTACGGACAGCGCATATATTAATGATTTGAAAGATGAATGGGCAAGTCACGTTATTCCTATTAGAACCACAAATCCCACAACGGGAGGTGCGGGTCGGTCTGGAGCAAACAATCCTACCACCGGTACTGGCATGGGTGGACATTTCGTATCGTGGAAGTTTTTCGTAAATGTTATTCTTAATGATACTAAATATGGATTGATGAGTTTATTTAACACCGATGGAATGTCGGCTGATTATATACGCTCAAACTTTATTAAACCGTTAGGAAATCGTGGTTCAAATCCTACAAACGATAGAAACTTATTATTAGCCGATGAAGTAGGATATCACCCAGCATTACGGTCAACAAATGCTGGGGTAATGATAATTTATAACTCTGGACAAGATAGCCAATCACAAGCTGCGCTTACTAGAATTCAAGCTATTGACCGAGCATTAAATACAACTGAACGTGACACATATACACCTATAGATTTAACTGATGATACCATCTATAATGAAATTGCTAATAATACAGAGGTCGGAGACTTTAAGAGTACCGAAGATACATCATTCTTAACTAAAGGTGTTTGGATAAATACGAACGCTATTAAACAAGCATTTAGTGGAGCTGACACGGTTTCCGCTGGAATTAGTAA